TGATAGTGCCTAACCATGAGAAAAAGGTATTAATACTATCTGGCGACAAAGATTTTATACAATTACATAATGAATGGGTTAAACAATATAATCCTGTACTGAATAAATTTGTAGGGCAAGACGAGAATCCAACTTTATATCTCAAAGAACATATATTAAAAGGTGATAGAAGTGATGGTATACCAAATGTATTATCAGATGATAATGTGTTTGTTGAAGGTAGAAGGCAAAAACCTCTAAGTAAAAAACGCATAAATAGTTGGGTAGAAGAAATTTCTATGACCTTTACTGAAGAAGAGCAAAGGAATTACAACCGAAATCGAACATTAATTGATTTAAGTTGTATACCTCAGACACTTGAGGATAAAATTAATAATGAGTTTTTGAATGTAGAAGTAGCAACTAGGGATAAAATACTAGGTTACTTTATAAACAAAAAACTTAAAACTTTAATCGAGTCAATAGATGAATTTTAGACTCGAAAGAACTGTTAAGGAGAATGTAACATGGCAATAATAAGAAGAAATACAGATGGGACAATAGCAAGTCAAGAAGGATTTGAAACATCACAATCACCAATACAAACACAATCACACCCAGCATTATCAAATAGACGAGGTATGGCAGCAATGGCAGATGCCGGCAGAGCTATACCACCTTTAATGAGTGAGATTGCTACAAAAATAAACAACGCAAAAGATAAACCTAGAAAACTAAAAGTATTAAAAGATAATGATTCTGTATCATTAAGACAAGTTTTAAAAGGTGCTTTTGACCCAAAGATAGAATGGTTATTACCAAAAGGTGATGATATTCCATTTACTAGAAATGACGCACCAATAGGAACAGAACATACTATACTTAGACAAGAAGCAAAAAGGTTATATCTGTTTACAAAAGGTGGCGATAATACTTTGTCTAACAATAAAAGAGAAACAATTTTTATTCAAATGTTAGAAGGATTATCTTCTGGAGAGGCAGAGTTTTTAGTAGCAGTTGTACAGAAAAAAATCAATAATAAGTACAAAGGGTTTACTGCTAATCTAGTAAAAGAAGCATTCAATTGGAATGACGATTTTATGAAAAACGAGTAAACTGGCAACACTACTAACTATCGGGATTGGTCTCAAGTACGAATTTTAGTGCTTGACATCTATCCCGTTATAGTGTATTATATAAGTATATTAACAAATTATGAGAGATAATGCGTAGTTTAGATGAAATAATAATTATGTTGGGACTTGCAATAAGTGACCCATCACTATCAATTGAAAAACCAAATACTGATTATGTAGACCCAATTCAAGCAACTTGTCTTGCCGACAATGTTTATCATGAATCTAAAAATCAAGGAACTGCTGGTTGGAATGCAGTTATTTCAGTAACAATGAATAGAGTAAAAGACAAAAGGTTTCCAAATACTGTCTGTGGAGTAGTTAAACAAGGACCTACAAGAGAGTCTTGGAAACAGAATGGAACTTTCTACCCTATCAAACACAAATGTCAATTTTCATGGTACTGTGATGGTAAGGCAGATAATATACACGAAAATAATAAAAAGATATATAAGAAAATATACAAACTATCATATCTATCTTTAATTGAAAATACTCCAATACTAGACATTACTGATGGTGCAACTCATTATCATGCAGATTATGTAACACCAGCATGGGCTCGAACTAAAACAAAGACTATAGAAATCGGTGACCATATATTTTACAAATGGGAGAAGTAAATGAATTATAATAACACTTTAGAAATATTTTGGCGAAGAGCTGGAAGTTTGCAGAAGGCATATCGAAAGGCCGAGGATCCAGACTTTAAAAGAATATGGGCAGATAAACTACAAGCTCTTATGCAGAAAATTAAAAGGGTTGACAAAAAAGAATTAAACTGATATAATACTGATATGAATATATTTTATTTACATAATGATACAAAAACTTGTGCTGAACTTCATGTTGATAAACATGTGGTCAAAATGATTGTCGAATATGCACAATTACTATCCACAGCAAAACGAATGACAGACGGTATTAAATATGAAGCAAAATCAAAAACAGGCAGACGAGTGCAAAGATACCGACTCGAAAATTCTAATGAAGAAGAAATAATTTACAAAGCGGTACATTACCACCATCCTAGTGCTGTGTGGGCTCGTTCTTCTTCTCAACATTATAACTGGTTGTACTCGCTGTTCATCGAGCTTGGTAGTGAATATACCCACCGATATAAAAAAGAACATAGTACTATTAGACTGCTCAAAGACCTTTTAAAACAACCACCAGTTAATTTAAAAGATAATGGTTGGGTAGAACCACCACCTGCTATGTCTCATTATCCACAATGCATAGTACCTGGTGATAGTATTCAATCATATAAAAACTACTATATAGAAGCAAAGGCTTATTTTGCAAAGTGGACTTCTAGACCTATACCCGTATGGTTTAGCGAAGGAGTAGACGATTTTTAGGGGGGTACTATCGTACTAAGACAGCTGTAAAGACCGCCTAGCGGGCGGCTATGAGACTACAATTTAGGAGATAAACATGGATGCAGTAGATAATAAGATGGATGATGTAGAATTTGAAAATTTTATGAAAGATGAACATTTTATGAGTGATAAAGAATTTAAACTATTAAGTAAACAAATAAATCAAATAGAAAAGATGATAAACAATGCCAACATATAGATTTAAAAATTTAGAAACAGATATAGTTTATGAAGACTTAATGTCTATATCTGAAATGGAAAAGTTTATTAAGAATAAACATATTGAATTATTAACACCAACTCAGATGAATATTGTATCAAGTGTCGGTAGTGTTGATAGTCATACTGATAATGGTTGGAAAGAAAATATGGCTAGAATTTCAGAAGCACATCCTAGTAGTCCACTTGCTGAACGATATGGTAAAAGAAGTGTCAAAGAATCTCAAACTCAAAACATAGTAAAAAAACATAGAGACCGTAAGTCTAAAGGCGAAGGAAGATAAATATAAATGATACCTAAAGGAAATGTATATGTCAGACCTTGATTTTTTAGATGGCTTTGAAGGTGACGGTGATTGGGGTTTTACCTCAGTCAAAGAAAAACCATCAGATGCACAATCTAAACAAACAGAAACAGTAGTAAAACAAACAGCAGATAGTACTGCCAAGGCAGTCTCTAGCGATATAGTAAGCAAATTAGATACTAAACTAGATAGAGTTTTATCTCTAATTAATGCTACTAAAACAGCAGTAAGCGACAAGAATCAAGTTGACTTAGACATTGCTAAAAAGCAAATGGATGATGAATATGATTTGAGAAAAGATAATTTGGGCAAAGAACAAAAAGAAAAGTTTGCTCAATTAGAAAAACTTATAATACCATTATTAATTAAATTAGCAAAATCACCAGAAGCTTACATACATTGGCCTAACAGAGCTCAAGTAATTGAAGCTCAGCTTAAAAAGATAGTAGAAATTACAAGGGGAAAATAATGAAAAGTAATTATGATAAATGTTTGAAAACAATCTTACATCACGAAGGTGGATATGTAAATCATCCTAAAGACCCAGGTGGCGAAACAAACCTAGGTGTTACAAAAAGAGTTTATCAAGAACACAACGGTACTAAAGATATGAAAGATTTGTTAGTTGAAGATGTGGCACCAATATACAAAAAAGGTTATTGGGATAGAATGAAAGGTGACGATTTACCTGGTGGTCTAGACCTATGTGTATTTGACTTTGGTGTAAATGCAGGACCTGGTCGTGCAGCTAAATTCTTACAATCAATGATTGGCACCACAGTTGATGGTGGTATTGGTCCTAATACTTTGGCAAAAGTCGAAGAATATATCAGAGAAACTGGTGAACATGAATCTGTAAAAAATTATCAAGAAATGAGACAAAAATATTATGAACGATTACCTACTTTTGCTACTTTCGGCAAAGGTTGGACTAGACGAGTTGAGGAAACTACAAAATTAGCGCTTGACATCATCTAGAAAACCTGTTATAATATAAGTCTAAGTTAAATAAACAGGAATTAAAATTACTATGAATAAAATGAACGCCTTTCTAAATGACAAATACGATATGAAATCGTTTAATCATATTCCATTAACAACACAACTACCTGAAATACTTACTGAAACAATCAACAAAAAAAGATACTATGTAACGCCAGATGGTAAAAAGTATCCTTCAATTACAACAGTTTTATCAGGTAGAAATAATGAAGGTCTAGTTAGATGGCGTGAGTCAGTTGGTAATGATGTTGCAAATCAGATAATGAGAACCGCAGCTAAAAGAGGTACTGCTGTACACCAATTAGTTGAGGATTATTTAAATAATGAAGAACTATCTAATCAAGATGTTTTACCAACAGCACTATTCACTATACTCAAACCTGAGTTAGATAACATAAGTAATATTAGATTACAAGAAGGCGCTCTATACAGCGACTCTTATGGTGTTGCAGGTCGTGTTGATTGTATCGCCGATTACAAAGGTGAATTATGTGTAATAGACTTTAAAACCTCTACTAAAGAAAAGAAAGAAGAATGGGTAGAAAACTATTTCATTCAAGGTTCTGCCTATTGTGAAATGTATGAAGAAAGATATAATCAACCAATAGATAAAGTTGTAATTCTTATAGTTACCGAGACTGGTGGTATACAAACATTTACAAAGTCAAAAGAAGATTATTTACCTTTATTAAAAACAGCAATAAAGGAGTTTAATGGCCAAATGAGACTGGAGTTTAATGAAAAGAACGAATCAAACACTGGTTCTTTTTAGAAGCGTTTATTGAATCTTACATTGAATTAATGCTTGACAACAGGTTAATAACCTGATATAATATGATAACATGAATAATTACATACAAATTTATAAAGATGTTTTAGACCCAAGTTACTGCAACGATTTAATTCATAGGTTTGAGAAAAATAAAGAACATCATGAGACACATGACCAAGGACCTATGTCATTCACACAAATTAATTTTAATCAACATTTAGAATATCAAGAAGATATAGGCCAACTAACAAATGTTTACAAAAAATATGTAAACAAGTATAAAAAAGACTGTGCTATACATTCAACACAATGGCCTAAACAATATGCCTTTGAACAAATCAGATTAAAAAGATATTTAGCAGACGATAAAGACGAGTTTGCACCTCATGTAGATTCAATGAATGTTGAGTCTGCTAAAAGATTTCTGGTATTTTTTATATACCTAAAAGATAATGAAAGAGGTGAAACTAACTTTCCCCAATTAGGCCTAGCATCACCATGTAAGCAAGGCTCTATGTTAATGTTTCCACCTTTATGGCCATGGGTTCATGCAGGTATGAAACCAGTTGATAAACCAAAATACATGATAGGGAGTTATTTACATTACACATGAGTATAATTACACCAAATAAATTTGCTTTACTTGTTGAAGATATAGTAAGAAAAAAAAGAGTTAGTTATATGGACGCTGTAATCATGTATTGTGCAGAAAATCATATAGACCCTTCAACAACAAAGTCTATGATTAACAAGAGTCTTAAAGAAAAGATAAAATATGAGGCACAAGGTCTTAATATGTTAAAAGAAAAAGAAGCACAGTTACCACTAATTGATGTCGAGGGGTAGAAGTGAATGGCTTTGAAGTATATAAAATCTATTTGGCAATCAAACTCCACTTCACAAGTAAAAACCAATCTTACGACTTTCATAAACACAACGGCCGAACGACTGCAAGATTGGAAACCTTTACTAAAAGAAGGGATAGGTATTTCTTTCATAAGCTTTCTAAATCTTATAGTGATAAGTCTATTGTTGATTATTTCCTTAGTAACTTTGTTTCTAATACTAACATATGGGTTGGTGACATCATTGGACAAACTGGTGACGAAACTTACAAACAATGGTCAAAAAAATTAGAAGCATTACATTATTATTATGAACAAGACATTGATTATATTATAGAGAGAATGGAAACAAAAGATATAAAGTTTAACGATTTATTTTTATCAGTAAACGGTCAACATCCAACTATTGTGAAAATGTTTTTATCAAAGAAAATAAACTTTGAGACATTAATAATACTAGACGACATACTAAAGTTTACAAAAAAACTAAACAAAGATATTACAGAGAAGGTATTGTGGCCTAAACTATTTGATAGAATGAAAAGATATAAACCTTTTTTGTCATATAATATCACAAAGTATAAAATCTCATTGAGAGATAAAATGAAAGAGAAATGAACGAGGTATTTATTTGGTTAGTAGTGGTAGGATTTACAACCGGCAGTTATCATGATTTAGAGTATCTCGGAAACTTCACTTCTTGCGAGATGGCAGACCAATATATAGCTGAACATATGCCAGAAGTAAAAGAATCAAAATGTTTACATGAAGACCATATCATTTTTAATCCTGATATGGAAAGACAATATATAAAATAAAAAAAGAGTAAATAATGAAAGTACAAGTACATACATTAGGTGAAATAATTGTTAAGTTTGAAATGCCTAAAAAGTTTATTGATGATATTAATAATGTCTTTGATGAAAAAGAAGCGACAACGGTAGACTGGACTACTCAACTTGCAGGTAAGATTAAAAAAGAAAAACTAGTCAATCATTTATTAAGTGATGATATGAACATTATTTTTCAATCGTGCTTTCAAGAATATATGAGAAAGTGTGGAACAACATTAGTACAAACACATCAAACAGTTTTAGATAACGCTTGGATAAATGATATGTTTGCAGGAGAATATAATCCTGCTCACTTTCATGCAAGTAAAAATAGTTTAGTAGGGCTTTCATCTGTTTTATTTTTAAAAACACCTGATACATATGGTGAAGAAATAACGAATCCTAAAACTCCGTCAAATGGACATTTAGAATTTATAGGTGGCGCTCAACATTCGTTATCAATATCACAATTTAGAACAAGTCCTAAAGTAGGCGACTTCTTTGTATTTCCGTACACATTG